AGTTGAATTGGGTAAAATGCTCCCGGCATGATTTACATCGTTTCATAGTTTCAATTTAGCTATTATTTTGGCAAGTACACCGACAACAATTGAATTGCCAGCTTGTTTGTATGCTTGTGAATCCGACACGGGCCAGGTAAAAGTATCCGGAAAATCCATAAGTCTGAAGCATTCACGGGGTGTCAGTCTACGGATTTTGTAGTCGTACCCAATAATAGGACACATTGTACTTATATCAGTTTCACTATGTTTTCTTGCCGCCATACAAGGAGAAATATTGTCTTTTCTAATCCTTAATCCATCGTCATTCCTGTAATCACCTATCCAACATTTTATACCTTCGCCCTTATTGGTACTTAACGTTGTTGAAACACCTTCCGAATCAAATACATTACCGTTCATTCCGTTTTCGCTTGGGTTAGTGTTTCCGATTACCTTAATCATGTCTAACGAATGTTTTTCTGTAAGCGAACCACCACCACCACAACGTAAAGCATTTGAAACTTTATCCGGGTTTAAATGATCTGTATTTTGTCCTTTATCGATAAGTTGATTTACCATTTTATCCGAAAGAAAATACTTTTCATCAACTTCATCTTCCAAAATATCTTTTAACCGTTTACTCAAATGTTCTTCTTTTGGGAATTGAAACACGTTATCATGATCATCTCTAATACCTATAATAAAAACACGTTCCCGATTCTGTGGCACACCATGATGCTTTGCATTAAGTACCTTGTAATAGATATGATAATCAACTGAATCTTCATAAGGGAATAATACCGGAACACCATTGACTGATTTACCTCCAAGCATATTAATCCACTCCTGAAAGGTCTTACCACCGTCATCCGACAGCAATCCTTTGACGTTTTCAAATATGAAATATCTGGGTTGGTTCTTTTGAATGAACTCGTGTGAATTAAAGAATAAGATGCCTCTTTTGTCATCCTTGCCTAAACGCTTTCCAGCCAAACTAAATGCCTGACATGGTGGTGATGTCATGTAAATATCCAACGATTCAGACGGTATTTCACGATCGTATACATTCATTGGATAATACTCTGGTTCCCCATAGTTGTGGATGAATGTTTGCCGTGCATACTTATCCATGTCACATGCAAAGACTTCTTTATAATCTATTCCTAATCTTTGGAGTGCCTGATTGAATGCACCAACTCCTGAAAAATCACTACCTACTTTTATCATATCCCTTCAATTAAGTGTTTAACCTGATCTTTTAGTTTCCCGTTTTCATACTTCAGGTCCATGTTTTCCTTGTGATAATTAAATGCTACCTTTTGCAAGGTCTTTATTTCATCTTCTAATTCCCGCAAAACGTGGTATACATCCAGCATATTATCCATGTGTTTTTTCATTCCGGGAATATAGGATGAATCGGGTTTCTTCTTTTCGACCTCTTCAATCGACAATCGCAGGGATCCGACCAATGCGTTGATGTCTATTTGTGCTTTTATGATGCTTAGTTTTTCCATGTTGTTGGTTTAAAATGGGGTATCAATGGTGTTAAAATGGGGTATCGTCTGGTTTTTCGTACCAATTTACCGCTTTAATCTGTTTTATTTCATGATTCCGGGTTGCGTAGACAGCATTTCCCCAATAGTCTTTAACGTAATAGTGATATTTTTCGGTGTCAAGGTAGAATTTATAGGTCCCGTTTTTGCTCACTCCCTTCGGTTTGCTCTTTGCGATCCTGATATGCAGCTCATTGTCTGCGTATGGTCCAAGTTCAGATTCAGATACTCCTGCTGGTGGTCGCCAAAATGTCAAAACACACAACCCTTTACGGAACCATACTTGCCCTCCTGCCAAATCCCTTGCCGATGCTGGTGGATAATATACAACACCGTCTTTCGTTATAGGATGCTGATCCCGTACATGAGTAATAATGCAGTTGTGTCGGTTCGTTTTCCGTGCGTTTTTTCGTGCATAACCTAATATCCTGCTCAAATACTTATCTTCCCTTCCGAGGTCATTGGGTTCAAACTTTTCAGTCAGTTCATTCCATGGATCGATTGTTGTAGTTTGGATAGTTGTTTCAAGTTCACGTTCTATTTGATCGACCAGGTTGTAAAAATCTTCAACGTTCAGGTCTTCATCTATTGGATCTATAACAATAAAATGCTCGTTGATAAAGTATTCCGCTTTTGTTCGTTCCGCTTCATTCATTTCATTATCCCCTTTAATGTACCGCTTTCCAATGTACTTATGGCATAACTCCGAAAAGATATCCTTTGCATCACCCGTTTCAGGGGAGAAAATCACGTGCTTCCATCCATGCAAACATGATAAGTTGAATTGGGTAAAATGCTCCCGGCATGATTTACATCGTTTCATAGTTTCAATTTAGCTATTATTTTGGCAAGTACACCGACAACAATTGAATTGCCAGCTTGTTTGTATGCTTGTGAA